CACCCGCAAGAATGCGGGCAGAATGATTACGCATGATTCCTTCTCTCTGATTGATTCGTGCAACGGGGCCGGGTGACGGTAATCACCACGGCCCCACCTACTTGCTGCTCAAAGCGCAGCGATACGCTCGTACGCCTCCGCGGCTTCCTCGTTCAATTCCGCCGTACGCCGAGACAACAGCGCGAGCAACAACCACACCGCTGTGAGTCCCAGGTACACCAACCCGAACCAGGAGCCGTTCGCGAACGTGATGACGCTCACGAATGCCATCACCGCCGCGATGGCAACGTGGAACCATGCCGCTTTCCGACTGGTTTTCGCTTGCTTCCGCGCGCCCACTGCCTGGCTTTTGAAATATCCGCCCATCTCCCCACCTCTCTCTTGCAGTCCTTCTGCGTGGGGCACCGGGTCTCGAACCCAGACACGCGCCATGCGTGCATCACCTGATCACCCCGACCGCATGTAGCGGCCAAAACTAGTTAGCGTCCGGGCACACGACCCGAACCGCCCCAGGGACATACCTGGGAACCTCACAACCAACCACCCGTAAGCCCCTTCGGCTCCTATGGGTGATCGACTGCTATCTCTATGGAGTTCTCTGGCCACCTCCACCGCTCGGTTGGCGGGGTCAAACAGTGGTCTTACGGTCGTTTTTGGTATCGACAAACCAGTGGGATCAGCCGTTTCGAGCGGCTTGAGCCCTGCGTTGCCTCTTCAACTCCGACCGCCTAGCACTGGCACGCGCGCAGATGCGGCAGATCCGGTGCAGGTATGGGTCACGCTTCTCGCGCTTGAGCCGAGTGTTCTCAGGGGTGAACTCATGGCCGTGCTTGCAGTGAGTCTTGGCGCCGTTGTGATTCGGGCCGAGATCCCAGCCCGAATTCCGCATCCGGTCAGCCATGTTGTCTCTCGGTGAGCCCCAGCGCAGGTTGCTGACGTGGTTGTTCTGGGGGTTGTCGTCGTAATGAAGCGCCCACATGCCATCAGGGCTCGCCCCTACGAACGCTTCAAGCACCAACCGGTGCGCTTTCGCCCGCACTCGCCGCACTGGCGATTGCAAGTTGTAGACGGTGTACCCGCGCCCATCGTTTAGCGGCTTCAACACCATTCCGCGTCGCGTCCCTTGTGCAGGCTTGATCCGCCTCACATCCCCAAACTCCGAGACCTCATAGACCTCTTCGAATCCGACTACCGGCTTCCAATGCATGCTGTTGTCCTTCCGAAAATGGGTGAGCGAAACCAGCGCCTATGTCGTGTTCGACGACGACACAGGCCAGAACAGGGGCGGTTATCGCGCCCGAATACGTTCCTCAGACGACGACAGAGCGTCGGGATGAGGGTCCTCAGCAACCGAATGGGTGAGGGCCACGTTCGCCAGCAGGATCAGGCCAGCCAGGAACATCAGTGACGCACCGTTGAACGCTGCACCCTGATTCATCAGACCGACCACGATCATTGCCACCGCGACCACGTAACCTATAGGGCGAGTGAGCAGCCGGCGCATCATGACGCCACCTCATCCAGCGCTGGCAGAACCGTCCCAGCATTTGCGAGGTTCGCGACCGCGGCATCCCACAGCCGCCCATACCCGCGAGGTGTGAGCCGCGCATAGATCGTTGTCTGCGGGCCACGAGTGTTCGTGTCGTACGTGTGATCCTTCGGCTTCACCCAACCCGCCTCAATCGCGCGCGCCGTCGGCTGGTTATTCCGCACCGTGTTGCCACGAATGATCAACCCGAGCCGCCCCGCAAGATCGAACAAGTCATTGCGGTGAACAGGCACCCCCGGATAATTCGACAGGGCATGCACCTTGAGGTCATTCGCAAGGTCGGTGATCGTCATGAGCCCATCCGCCTGCCGGAACGTGTCGGCCTGCGCCGCACGGGGTTCGAGCTCCGCGATCTGCTTGTCCTTCGCCGCGAGCATTGCTTGCGCCTCGATGACGGCCAGGGCGATAAGTTCCGCGCCGGAAGGGGTCTCTCGCGGCGCTACCTCCGCCTCACGTGTCTTCACCGCGAAATACTGCTGCAACGCAGCGATCTCCGGCTTACGTGCATCCGCGTTCTGGAAGAGGATGTAGCACCCGTACCGGGTCAGTTCGACATCCTCAATCTCACGACGACCGCCCTTGCCGATTTCGATCATCTTCCCGGCGCCGCGAAAATGATCCTCAGCGTTCAGTCCAGACGTGTTGACGGACTCAATCGCGCGATTGATCGCACCAGAGAACCGCTCCCACTTCTCATAGCCAGCGAACGGCATGATGTCACGAGCCGACCACACCTCCCCGTCCGTGAGAGTGACGATCTTGAGCGAGTCGAGCTGAGCCCGCATATCAACGGCGCTCATGCTGCACGCTCCACTGTGGCCGGTTCAGGGAAGAACCGCGTTACCGGGACGTTCATGGCCTGAGAGAGTGTGAGAACTTCAAGGGCGCTGAATGGGATGCGCCCGTTGACCCGCTCCACCACGCTCGTCCGCGACAATCCCAGAGCTTCTGCAATGCGCTTCTGGGTGAAGCGCTTTTCGGCTGCGACACCTCGCACCATGTCCGCAATCGCGGTGTTTGTTTCCGTCATGTCTGTAACAGTGCCAGGAATCCCGGACGTTTTCAAGCACCAAATACGGCGTGTTGCAAGAATTGCGCACATAATGCCAGGGAGTGGGTTGCATACTGGCCAGAATCCCGCACACTTTAGGCATGACAATCCTCAGCCCAACTGGAAGCAACAGCGATTACCGCTTGGCTCGTGGCGCATTCGTGCGGTGCAAGAACTGTTGGGGCATGCTTCCGTCGCAACGACTCAGATTTACACGGCGGTGGAGGATGAGGTGATGCGTCGCGCCATCAACTTCGCTGCATAACAAACGCATGCCCCACCAACGACGAAAAGCGCCCTCTCACCTGTCCCGAAGGAAAGATGAGAGGGTGCAATCGTAGAACAGGTACACGTCATGGCCAACGAACCCGGTTCAACTAAATGCAATCGATAGCTGCATCAGTCTGAGACTCTGGGCGCTGTCTGTAAGATCGGCGCATGCGAGGTGTTGGCTGAGCGCGTAGCGGACGCGTTCGGCTAAACAACACCCATCGTGGTCAGGTTGAAGATGCCGAACTCGCCCACCCGGTACGTCGCGGATGATGCCGCACCGATATTGAACACGCAGTCGAGTTGCACAGTGGTGGTCCCCGCGGGGACGGTGAAGATCGCAGACACGTACCCCTTGAGGTCGGGAAGGGCGATGAACTGTGCGGCCGGGTTGATGCCCGACGAGCCGAAGAAATTACAGTTGACGTTCAGACCAGCACTTCCGGCGACGCCCGACGCGGAGACCACCTTCACCCGCACTGTGAACAGCAGCACGTCCCCCACGGACCACGCGGCCGATGCGTTTTGCAGGAGCTCTTGGAACGATGTCGGGTTGACGGCGGCGTACTGCCAGGCCTTCCCGCCGCGGAAGTCGTCATCGTCAACCATGCCTACCGTGACGGCCGCTTCGCCGTTGATGTAGAAGAACGAGTCCGGGACCAGCGGGTAGCCGTCCGCGTTGGTCAGCAGCAGACCGTTCGCGAGGAGGTTCGCGGGGTCCACGTTCGACAGGGGGACTATGGGCTCTGAGGCGGCGAGGCGGGGGAGGATGCTTTCCGCGAACAGCCGTGCAATCGCATTGTGCCCCGCCTGCGTGATGTGGATGCCGTCGCCCGAATCGAAACCCGCCCGGTACGTGTTCGTCTCAGGGTCAGCGAGGACAGCGTGGGCATCCACCAGATGTGCCGCAGCGTCACGCGCGTACGACTTCAGCCAGGCGTTCCACGCGCTGATCTGCGCCGCCTTCGTCGCATCCGAACGGGGCGGGATCGTCAACAGCGCCACACCGCACCCCGCCGTTTTCAGTGTCCCCACGATGTCCTGCACGTCGGCTTTGAAATCCGCCAGGGATCGACCCTGCGAGATGTCGTTCGTGCCGATCTCGATGGATACGAAGTTGGGAGAGTAGGCGAGCACGTCGGTGTCGATGCGCGCCAGGAGGTCGGCCGCGTTGTCGCCGCTCACGCCTGCGTTGTGAAGCACGCGCACACGCCCCTCCGCGATGATCCCCAGCTGCGTCGCCCACCCCATGTACGGCGCCCCGCCGCCCGCGAGAGAGGTGAGAGACGTGCCTGCCGCGACGAGGCGCGTACCACCCGCGACACCATCCGCAACCGACACGATCGTGGCGTTTAGTTTGGTATCGAACTCCCCACCCGTACCGACCTGTTCGGCCATTGCGGTATCGACCTGGGCGGGGACAGCCTCAGCACGCTCAGCGGCAGCTACGGACTCGTCGCGTGCAGTCTCAGCATCCACCTTCGCGCCAGCAGCATCGGATGCCGCAGTGACAGCCTGATCGCGTGCGGTCTCCACGATGGCGATAGCGCCGTCTACACTCGTCGCCGCGTCCACGGCAACCACAGCAGCGCCCTCGGCAGCGTTACGGGCGATAACCGCGCCGTCACGTGCCTCAGCAGCAACAGTGGTCGACGCCTGCACTTCAGCGATAGCCGCCAACCATGCGGCGAGTCCTTCCGCGGAAGGTGCGAACGTCGCAGGATCAACATCAATCAGGTCACCGAAGTCGACCGCGGGCACGTCAGGGATCGTCGTGTACCGGGTGAGCCTGTGCCCCGACCTGTGATCACGAACCACCCACCGAACACAACACACCCCCCGAGTGGGGACCATTTCAAGCGGCACCGTGGCCCCGTCGATGACCTGCACTTTGATTTCGGACGGGAAACGCACCTCGTCCCCCACCACAGACAGGTACGGTTCAATGCCCGCCCAGTAAGTAGCTGAAACAGTTCCTGAATCGACGGGCCCGTAACCGCCCAGGATCGTTTCTAATGCCGTCAGCTCAATTGTTGTCACGTTGGCCCCCTGTTTCTCTCGTGCGCGCCGTGTTCGTCATGATTCCGTGGCTACTGTGGTGTTGCGGCGAGGCCGAGCTTGCCCAGCCATGCGTTTACGGCCGGGATCGCCATCACACGAGTGATCGCAAGACCAACAGCGGTAATGAACGTTGCGGTGCCGAGCAACCAGAGGCGCAGAGACTCGGGCATGAACTCGCCCACCTCCGCCAACACCGCCTCAATAATCAGCGGGATCACGACCACCAGGCCAACGAACGCGGGGATGCCGATCTGCACGAGTGTGCGGAGCACGGCCTTACCGGGGAACGCCACCTGGGTGGCCTGCTTCAATTCAGCACGAGTACTCATGAGTGCTCCTTCGTTTCATGGGATCGGCCGCACCCGAGAGTGCAATTCACAAGGTGCTGATCCAACTTGTCTGTCAGCGACCCGATGCGTTCGTCATCACTGTTCACTTTTTCTTCAATCCGGTCGGTCTGATCGCGCATTGACTTCCCCGAGTTCGGGAACAATTCGTGCTCAATGCGCTGCACGCGCTCCATGAGGCCGGCGCGTGCGGGGACACCAGGGCGGGCCGGTTCGCCTGCGACGTCGTCGAGGAAGTCGCCGAGCTTCTTCAGCAGCGGCCATACCTTCTTGATCACCCCGGCGACGAGAACTATCGCGACGCCCCACATGAGGAACGTCCACACCGAGATCCCCTCGAAGAACGCCTGCACCTCAGGCGGCATCAGTGCTTCACGCCCAAGAACGTGAGCACCGCTTTGAGGTGCCCGAGAATGTCTTGGAGAATGTCAACGACCGGGTTTTCACCCCGTACCCGCTTCGCCGTGTCGGTGGTCGCGGCTTCGATGATCTGCAACATGTCAGCATCCGGGTTCCCGCCACGAACACGCTTCTGGATGTCTTTCACCCATCCGTAGAGCTCGTCTTGCTGCTTATCGGTGAGTGCCATGAGGAACCCCTTCTCGTCGATGATTCCCGCAGGCCCCGGGCCGCGAGTTGTTTCCCAATGCCAGTCCTCAGCGAAATGACGACCCGCCCAATCCAGGCCAAGCCCCGGTGCGAGCTGTTGCAGTCGTTTATGTGCAGCCGTGTTGCGGTTGTTGTACGGGGTACCAAGATCCGCGGCAACACCACGCACATGAGGTGCGAGACGTGACGGTGCCGCTACCGTGCCCGCGGGTGAGATGCGGTAGTAGGTGCGGCCTTCCCACTTGCGAATGTCATACACGCGCCGCCCACGAATCTGCTCACCCAGCACATACCGGGCCAGAAACACGGCGACTTGTGCTTGGTAGGAACGGTCACCATCCACGACGCGGATCGCCGGGTGCCCCTCCGCTTCGAGAATCCGTGACGCGGACTCGAGGGCTTCACGAATGTTCGAATGCGTGAGCACCGCACCAGGCGCAAACGTGAGCATCAGGCACCGAGATATGTGATGAGGAACTCACCATTAGCGCGCCCCGCCCCACCGATAGTGAGCGTCGTCGAAGTCGCAGCAACATACAACCGGAGAGTGTCATTAGCGTTCAAATACATTGACCCGATCGCCAATTTCGCAACCGTCCCGAACGAACCATGAGTGAGCACTGTGTCTTGCGTGCGTACGTCAGCCCCAGATCCGTTGCGAACCATGTGGAAAGCGATAGCGGCACCTGAGACGGCCGCTACTCCCATCCGAACTTCGGACGAGTACCAGCCCGCCCGCTGGCAAGTAATGTCCCCCGATGCGGCGTTATACGCGAACCCAGCATCAGCGGTAGAGTCCCCTGTGCCCACGGTTGACCAGTTGTTGACGTTAGCGGGGCCAGCGACGACCATAGTTGCGCCAGCAACAAGGCTGATCCTCGGAAATAGAGGACGCCAAGCGCCCGCAGCCCGCGCCATCAGCGAACCAGTATCTAGCCGGGCCGCGAACGCACCATCAGCAGGCACCCATGCAGCCAATTCGGTTGAGTTCCGTACCCGCACAACCCCGCCCGCCGCAGCGGTATACAGGTACGTCTGAGTGATGACGACCCCAGCACTGTTCGTGCCCATCGCGGTGGAAGGGATCGTTGCCGTGGCGAGCTCCAACGCACCAGCCGGGATAGTCGGCTTCGATGGTGACACCCCTGCCGTGCCTTGCGTGACACCGAACACAGGAAGCCCAGTCGGGTCTGTGTACCCGGTGAACAGGCACCGCACCCAGATCACATCGATGCGCGAGTTTGATGCAGGCGCGGCCGTTGTGGGCACCGTTGTTGCAGCATCATTCGCGACAAGCTCAACCGTCCCAGTACCACTACGGGAAGTGACTGCCGTGAACGGGGCGACACTGTATGCCATGCTCCCCGTTGACGTCACCAACGGGTTGAGGTGCGCGGGGATGACACCGAGTCGTGGTGAACCGTCTGCCGCGCGTGCAACGAGCCCCGCAAAAATGAGGCGAGTGTCATCAATTGACAACCCGCCAGGGTCCCCTGTGGGGAAAGACTTCGTGAGTGCCATGCGTGCCTCCTAGTGGGCTCATTGCCCGATCTTCGTAACGATGAGCGACTGGTACGCCCACCAACATGTCGCAGCGGTCGCACCCGTCCAGCCGCGCCGAGTCGTAATGGTTATGGGCGTGTTCGCGGGGACAGTCACAACCGATGCCCGGTACACGGTCGCGATAGGGCCACCCGACGATGCACACCGGCCGAACGCAACCGCGATAGACCCGCCCGCCCACGTCGCCTCAAACCCGACGAGCGCGGACATCCCGCCCGAGCACCCAAGTTGTGCACCAACCTGGATGAGGAGTTTTCCGGTGCCACTCGACACAACAGTCCTGCTGATGTCGTAGGTGCCATCGAAGCTGTCTAACGTGATCCCGCCTGAAGCCGCACGCGTGCCAGAGAGCCCGCCAGCATTCACCGATTCGACGGTCTGTGACTGTAGGAACATGATCTGTTCAGCCATCGCGGTCTGTTGTGCGACGATCTCGGCCTGCTGTGCAACCAGATTGTCCACAGCAAGAAACCGTTGTGTGCCGGAAGGTGTCTCCAAATCCCGCAACCGGCGTTCCAACTGCTTCACCTTCTCCAAAAGTGGCCCCAAACCATCAGCCGGCGGTGTCGGATCAGCCATACGTCTCCCCACAAGTAATCGTGATGAAATCGCCCGACTCATCACCAGACAACCCAGCGATGCGGCGACGGTACGAACCCACCGGCACATACCCGCCCGCGACTGGTGTGTCAGCGGTCACGATCACATCGATCAGGTCGCCAGTGTTGTATTCGTTCGGGAATGGTGAACGATCCGCACGCACCCGGAATGACCAGAACTCCCACGGCACCCGTGCCGTCCGCAACGTCTCCACATTCCACGCAACCAACGTGTCCTGGCGCGAAGTAGTCGATGACGCATCCGATTCGAGCTCCAACAACGGAAACCCGCGATCCACAAGGAAAGAGTCATACATCATCGCGACCGCGATCGCGTCATCCGCCCTGCCACCCTGCGACCATGCCACCGAGCCCATGCGTGACGGGTTCGTGGACACGGTAAGCCCGGACTCCTGCCCGACCTCCCACGAGAACACCGACTCGCCCTGCAACCGTGGCTGAGTTTCTGTGCCCGACTCGTACAACCACCCGAACGTGTCCGGACCGGTCCACCGCAATTGGAACCGAATGTCAGGACCATTCTGCACGCCAGACAAATCTTCGAGCGCTTCCGCAACAGGTTTCCGTTCTACCCCTACATATGTGCGGGTGTGTGTCCCCGCACGGTCAGCGTGGAACACGACCGGGACATCACCCCACCCCGGCCAGGTCAAGGACTGCTCGCCAATCTTTTTGCCGATGGTGCCCAGATCGAACCCGGTGATCGTCGTATCAAACGCTGGATCAGGTAGCCCATCAGCATCAACGAGCGAGTTCGTCAATGCAGCCAATGGGAGTACCGAACGTCGACCCAACGCCACCAGCAGCCCGCGCGCGGCCAACGTCAAGCGGCCGTCATCCTCACCGAAATCGTGAGGCATGATCGGCCCGCCATACACGCGCCCACCAACATCAACCGCCAGAGAGTGTTTCCACGGTGTGCCCAAGTTTCGCCAGTCCCGCGAACCCTCAACTGTCGAATTCAAATCAACAGTCACGGACACGTCATCAGCAGTGTTCGCTTGCACACCCCACGAAACTTGCACCGGCTCAACCTCAGCCAGCAAAGCCCCGCCACGGGTCTCGAACACGTAAACCCTCACCACCATGCCGAACACACCCGACCCTCAAGAGTTGGCGAACCCACCGCACCCGACACATCAAACTGGTACGGGACAGTCATGCCGGCGGGAACTTCCGACCACTCCCGCCATTGCAGGAACCTAGAAACGTCAGACTGCCCATCGATGACCGCGCGCCGTTCCGCGACATCGATCACCACTGTTGATGTCGGTGGCAACGCCCGCCCGAACCCGATCCGCGCACCCGTGAGCGTGTTCGTGATCACCGCCGACTCGAACCCGCCCGTCAACCGGAACACAGGTGCCGATGACGCACGCCCACGGTTCACCAAATCGATACGCCCCGCCGAACCACCACCAGGCCATATGGCAGGCCATATGGCAGGCCACACAAGACCAAGCCCAGGAACAGGCGGACCGGTCACCAACCAAGGGGCATCCGCATACCGGCGCGGGTCACGCGCCACACAATCGACCGCGACCAGCCCATGCGACATGCCGTGGTTATCGGTGAACGACGATGTTTCTACCGTCACCCACCGCCACGACACGCCAGCATCCGTCGTCACCGTCATCAGCACGGGGCCATCCGCACCAACAGCGGCGAGCTCATCAACCGCAGACTCAACCTCGACAGAGTCATCACCCAGGTATGCGGCATTGAACGACACAGCCCGCGATGAACGCAACGCCCGCGACACACTAAACGCACCATGCGCCTGCGGGCGTTGCGTCACCGGAACCTTGTTATCGACCTGACCAAACCAATCCGTCAGACCACTAAACGTCCACCCCGACGTCGCGAAACCCTCAAACGTCACCGTGCCCAGTTGAATGGTTGTCATATCGCAGCCAACGCCCTCTCTGCTTCCCGACCCCACTGCCGCATCTGCAACCGCGGATCAGCCTGCTGGAAAGTCGGGTAAATGTTCACTGTGCCGCCGTTGCCGCCACCGAGCTTGCTCAGCACATCAGGCGACAACGGCACCACCGCTTCGTCGTACTTGCCTTCACCGATGTTCGCGAGAATGCCGCCCGGACGAGCCGACACCACACCACCCTCAGCGAGACGCGGGATACGCACGTGCGGGATCGTGCCGACCTCGATACCGATGATCGCCGCAACATCGCTGATGCCTCCGATCATTCCGTTGATCAGATCGATGGCACCGTTCACCCCACCCTCAATCCAACTGAGGATGTTGTTCCACACGCCCCGCAAGAAGCCGCCGATGCCGTTCCACACGTTCTCCCATGCGGAACGGATCGCACCGAGCGCGCCACTGATGAAGTTGGACACGTTATCCATCGCGCCCTTCACCCAGTTCACGATGTTGTTCCACACGTCCGAGATGAACTGCCCGACCGCACCCCACACGCCATTCCACAGCGAGACGAACCCGTTGAGAACGTCAGCGATCCATGACATGAACCCCGACCACACGTCGGTGAGGAAGCCAACGAAACCTGCCCATACTTCGCCAAGCCAGTTCACGAAGCCTTCCCAGACTTCACCGAGCCAGTTGACGAACCCTTCCCAAACTTCCCCAAACCAAGTGACGAACCCCTGCCAGACCTCAACGATCCAGGCAATGACTTCGTCCCAGTTCTGAACAAGCCAGATGATCGCGCCGACCAACAGGCCGATCGCGACGATGATCAAACCAATCGGGTTCGCGGTAAGAGCTGCGTTCAACAGCCACTGTGCACCCGTCCACAAGATGATCGCCCCAACAGCGATGCCGATGCCGATTGCGAACGGTTGAATCCAGTCCCAGTTCTGCGAGATCCAATCGAACGCGGCCTTGATGCCCTCGCCAACTTCCCTCGCGACCTCCTCAAGTGGGGCCATCGCCTCAAGCAGGCCGCCCAGACCATCCTTCATGTCAGGGAAGATGCCCTTGAGTAGTCCTTCGCCCATGCGCCCGAGCGATGCCATGACGTTATCCATCGCGCCCGAGAACGTTTCGCCCGACGCGAGAGCAGCACCGCCCATGCCCGACTCGATAGCAGCCTGGAAAGTAGCGAAATCGATCTCGCCCTTAGACGCCATCTTCGACGCTTCCTCAGCGGTGACGCCCATCTGATCAGCGAGCAACGAAAGCGCCGGCACGCCAGCATCATGCAGCTGGTTGATCGTGTCCATCTGCACTTTGTTTGAAGACGCAACCTTGTTGAAGATCGCACCCATCGAACCCATATCGGTTCCAGCGATCGTGGACGCATCAGCAACAAGCTTCAAAGTGCGCTCAAGATCCGCACCCGGCTTGATACCTGCCGCGACCGCACCAGCAGCGGTCGTTGCCGCCTCACCCATCCCAAACGCGGTGCCCTTCACCGAGGCGAGAGCATCGTTCATGATCTGATCGACCGACGCAGCCGAGTGACCAAGACCAGTGAGCTTCGCCGTCGCCTGGTCAATCGTGTCCAGTCGCTGGAAACCCTTCACCATGGCAGTCCCGACACCCGCAACGAGCGCACCACCCAGGGCGACGGCACCGACCTTGCCGATCTTGTTCATGCCATCCATGAGCCGGGAGCCCATGCCCTCGCCAGCCTTCTCGACATCCTTACCCGCGCCACCAAGCGCCTTCGTGATGTCGTCCTTTACGCCAGGCATGCGCGTATAGAGGGCAATGTAAGCGTCGGCTATTTCTGTGGCCAAAATGTGCCCCCTTCATGCAAAACCCCCCAGGAACCGGGGGGTTTTGTTCGGTAGCGCCAGCCGTCACTCAGGCATGCGGTCGCTCTTGACGTGATTGCAGTGGAGGTGTGCTAATTGTAAATTCTCGGGGTCGTTACTGCCGCCATGGGCGAACGGGAATATGTGATCGATCGATGGCCGCATCCGCTCAGGAGACTGCAACGTTAGATCGACGGGATCTCCACATATCCCGCAGTCCGTCTTTCCGTGAATCGCGACGATGGCGCGGACGGACCATCCGTGGCGGGTTCCTCGCGCCCGCTTGCACTCAGTGCACATCCTCGCGTCGACGCGCTTGTGGTGCCCGGCTTTCGTCTTGGAGAGAAGGTCAATCTCTGCGCCGCACCGTGAGCATTGCTTCGACGTTGGCCGAGCGCCACCATATGCGTGCCACATCCGGGAGCACGCTCCCGAACAGAAGAGTCGCGGGTGAAGTCCGCCTGGACTGGCAGCGCCGCAGAATCCGCAAGTCGTATCATGCCTGAACTCGGCGTCCCCGTGATGCCGGGCCCTCACGTAGTGAGCGTTGCAGTAGCCCTTCGCGAGGTGCGGTTTTGTGCACCCGGCGACCGAGCACCCGGTCACCCCGCGGGAGACTTGAAGATGCACGCCGCCAGCAACGCCCGTGCGCCGCCACCGCGAATAATGCGTGGCACAGTAACCACGTGCGTCTACGCGCCTCTTGCATCCATCAATCGAACACTCACGGGTAGACTGCATTGCAGCCCTCCAATCAACTAGTACTTGATTTAGGGTTAGGCCCCGGCTTGAGTGTTTCCGCACTCGTCGGGGCTGTTTCCATTCTACCGGCCTAAGCCTCCGATTCCACTGCTAAGTTGCAGGTATGACAGAAACGATTTCCGCGCAAGGGCGAAACGGGCAGGTCACATTCGACGGCAAGACTGTGACGATCACACGCGAAGGGTTCGCCGCGCGGCTCATGCACGGACGCAGCGAAAAGGCGATCATGCTCAGGCAGATCACGGCCGTGCAGTTCAAGCAAGCAACACCGATGCTGCTCGGCTATATCCAATTCAGCGTCCCCGGCGAAATCTCCAAAAACGCAATCCGCGGATCAGGGAAGAACGCCGCAGCCAAAGACGAGAACGCGGTCATCTTCACCAACAACGTCGGGGAAGACTTCGCAACCCTACGCACCGCGATTCAGTCAGCCTTGGCCGACCTCTGACGTCGTTGACGCCGCTCCCACGCTTCCGCTTTCGCTGATGTTTTCGCAGCCTCAAGGTCGCGTTCATTCGCATACTTCGGTGTCTCTACCGGCAAGGGCGGGTTCCGGTTCTTATGCCCGTCACTGGTGCCCTGCCACGCCAAAACGCGCAGACGATGCTCCACCGCATTCAGTGCCATAGTTTCCGTCGAGTACGTCAATGGTCCACCGAACGAAACCCAGAACGCGCACCCAGCCGGGAGCCAAACAACAAGGTCAGCAAGGTCAGCAACAGACACACCAGGCGCCCGCAAGTCAATCTGGTAGGTAGCCCTCAGCGACGCCCGCAACGCACCCTTGTGGTGCGCGTAGGCGACGATGAGGGTCAGGAGTTTGGGTTGATCGCCGCAAACACGTCATTGATGAACTGCGTCACCGGCTGAACAGGCACACGCCCGTTCTCGCCACGCATCGCGTCCATCACGTTCTTATGTTGATCACCAAACAATCGGCGTGCAACCGATGGCAAACGCGAGCCCTTACCGTTCTGCAACTCGGCCAGGTCCTCGAGTAGTTCGAAGTCGTCCAATGCGTCTTCTTCGATGAAGACTGTGATCTTTTCGCCGGTCACCTCGTAACCGCCATCGACTTTCTTGGTCGGCAGGGTCGCCTTCTTGTGGTCTTCGGGTGCGCGGCCAGGCTTCGTAGTGCTCATATCGACTCCAATCAAGACTCCTGGAATGAAAGATGGGCGGGGTTGGAGTCAGCTCCCCCGCCCACCGGTATGGGTCAGACGACGGAAACAGCCGGGTCAGTGCCACCGGTGAGCGCCGACGACGCGGCAAGACCCACCAGGGACGGGAATGTGACCGTGATCGTGCCAGTGCCGGTCGCGGTCACACCCGAGATGCCGGTGACACCAGAGATCGCGTTGACCGCGGTTGCCACAGCACTCGCCGCCGCGTTGTACGCGATCGGGGCAGTGGGGGTGCCATTGACGATGAGCGCATACGTGCCACCCGTGGGCGCACCCTCGACGGTCACCGCCCATGCGAGCTTCGCGACACCAGCGCTCTCGAACGTGGTGTAGTCACCGATGACCTCAGCGAGGAACGGGAACCCTGCAATGTCTTTGTTCACGAACACGCGGTCACCGTTCGGGCTGACCTCGATGCGGTCGAACACCCAGCGTTCCTTCACCGTGATGTCGTCAGCGTCGAACACGTCGATCACGCACGCGCGCGGGCTGACCTTCTGCCCTGCCCCACGAGTTGTCTGACGGACACCGGACACGACGGATACGGACTTTTCGTCATACCGGAGCGATTTCGTCTGCTCTTTCGATTCCAGCGCGACGAATGAGATATTGGTGCCGGGGGTTTCCATCCGAGTGCGCACAACACGTGCCCCCTGGTGCCCGCGAATCTCGCTCTTCGTGCCGGTGAACGCTTCGGTGATGCCGTCACTGTGCAACCACCCGACGTCCTCAAATGCGGGATCAATTACCCCATCGAGAGTGGTGGGAAGCGCAGTGCCGATCGGTGCAAGATAGATCGCATCAGAATCGCTTCCAAAGATCCGGGCGTTCTCAGCTTTTACGGTCATGGTTTCTCCTTCGTGTGAGCCGGGCATGACCGGCATAAAAAAAGACCCCACATGAGTGAGGTCTTCGAGTTCTTGGGGTTAGCGTTTGCCGCGCACCATCAGTTGGATGGTGAACGAGTAGCGGTCTTCATTGGTGTCCGGGTCAGGGTCGTAGTACGGGCCGGATACTTCCTCAACACCACGCACGAGCGGCATCTGCGTGTACTCATTCAAGAACGCGGATCGGAGATCGCGCGCGATCGCCAACGCTTC